GATTTGCTTTCCATTCGCCTTTGTAGCTGCTAAGGATAAGCTTTTGGTGTTGCTTATCTGAGTCGCCAATGGTTAAGTCGCCATTAGTGATCATTAGGTCGTTGTTTTGGTCCAGTAATAAGTCTTTCATAGGAGCAAATTTCGCAACTACAATCACCTAATAATAATTATAAATCAAGGCTCTTACAAAATTGTTGAACCCTTGGATAATATGGGCTAAGTAAGAATAAATGGATTTTGTAAACAGGGTAAAGTCATTCAATTTTGTACCCATAATTATTCACAAGCACACTATTAGCTTATGCACACATTTGTAGTTTCAGACGAGTCTATTGTAAACGAATACGGTTATCGTGTTATGACAGACGGTATTGCATTAAAACAGTATGAGCGCAATCCGCTTGTACTTTTCCTACATACTAGAGGGAAAGCAAAAGACGTGGTTGGTAAAGCTGTAAAACTCTATAAAGAAAGCGGTAAACTGATGGCAGACATCGATTTTGATATGGAAGATGAAGACGCAGCTGCACTAGCTGGTAAAGTTGAAAGAGGCTTTATCCGTATGGCTTCCATTTTTGCTACTCCAGAAGCTACCTCCAATGCAGAAGAGGACATCTTACCAGGACAACTATTTGAGACGGTCACCAAGTGTAAGCTTAGAGAGATCTCTATTGTAGATCTAGGTGGCAATGATAATGCTCTTAAGCTAAGTGCTGCAAGTCCACTACAGTTGAATTTGAAACCTTTAAACCCAGAAAACCCAGAAACAATGAATATAGAGCAAATCGCACTAGCCCTTGGCTTAGATGCAGAAACCAACCCAAAAGTGGTGCTACAAAAAGTAGCCGAGATAAAGCTATCTGCTGATAATTCAGGCACTGAAAATGATAATCTAAAAGCTCAGTTGAAAGCTATTAGAGATGCAGAATCTACCACTTTGGTGGATAAAGCTATTATGTTAAAGTTGATCCCTGAAGGTCTTAAAGAGTCTCAATTGAAAGCTTTGGAATCTGATTTTGACAATCAAAAAGTTTTATTGAGCGGCTTAATTGCTCAGGCGGAAAAGAACGCTCAAAAAGACCAAAAGCAAACCGCCATTGGTAAGATATTAGGCGGAGGAAAAGGCACAGACGACTCTATAGAATTGTCTTTTGACTACCTCCAGCAAAACGATCCTGAAAAGCTTCGTGAGCTAAAGGACAATAACAATGCTGAATACGTGAGACTCGCCCAAGAGTACGCTAAAGGCAAACGCTGGACACCAGCCAAAAACTAAACCCAAACCCCAGAAAACAAGAACAATGAAACGACATCTTTCAATCGCAAGTTTAGCCATCAACTTTATTTTGGCTTTAATGATCAGTTTTGCCTTCTCTACCTTCATAGAGATCAATCCTGTGATGACCGCAGTAGCCATCACGGCCGTATCTGCATCAATCGAATATTTATCCCCTAGCATCTTTTCGGGCAAGCTTATGGCTGGCCTACAAAAAGAAGTCTGGGTCGCAGGCATTAAAGAGAATCCCGTGCCCAATACCTCCTTTGTTGCTGCATCCACCGATATGAGTGAATATGTGGAAAACAACAAATTGCATCTTGCAGAAGCGGGCGTAGATCCAGGCGTAAATGAAGATTACTTCGCTGGCAATGAAGATCCACTACCAATCGCTACAACTCCAGACATTCCAAATGAGGTGGTGCTTAGGACTTATTCTACAGACCAGACCAGACACAGAGATCTGCAAGAGATCGAGCTGGCTTACAATCGTAGACAGTCGGTTATCAACAGGCACAGAAACTCACTAACAAAGAACTTAGGTAAAAGAGCAGCTCACGCCTGGACACCTGGAACTTCTGGAACAGACAACAATGTTTTAGAACTCGGAACAGATAGTATTCTAGATGCCATCATCGACATGAGAAAGTTTTACGGAGAAAAAGATAAGACTGAAAACATGAATATCTGTTTAACTCCAGATCACATGGCTAGAATCCGTAAAGAAGATAAGCAGTTGTTTAAGGATATTATGAACGATCGTAACATGTACGGATTTAATGTCTTTGAGTATTCACAAGCTCCATTGTTTACTAGTGCAGGTGTTAAAAAGCCTTTTGGAGCAGTCCAGGAAGCTGGAGACACGAGAGCATCTTTCTTCTGGAATACAGATGAAGTCTTCAGATGTTTTGGAGATGTAGAGCTATATGCAACGCTTAGAGATGCAGGTTTACAAGCCGATATCTTATCGTATGCACAGAGAGCCTTGCTAGGCGTCATTAGAGCTAACAGTCCTAAATTCTTAGGAGCAATCAGATAATCATGGCAAAGAAAACAATCAAAGAACGCGCTCAAGACTACCTTGAGCGCAATGAAGCAAAAGAGGTGTTCGCTACCAGCGACGGCTTCCTATTCGTGAGTGATGCATTTGCAAAAGTGCACGCCAAAGGTCTTGAGGATAAGAAGATAACCAAGTTTGCGACCAGCGCAGAGAAGACGAAAGCAGAAGAGCTCAGTGAGCTCAACGCTGCCGACTCTATTGCACTTATCAAAGAAGCAACTGAGGTGGCCGACATCGAGGTCTTTGCTGAAGACGATCGCAAGACCGTCAAAAAAGCTTACGACGAGCGAATCGAAGAACTCACCAAAGAAGCTGAGTAGATGAAAGCGGAGGAGCTCTTAATTAAAAGACAGACCTATGGCGACAAGCAGACCATAGGGAGATTGTTTGCCCTGGGTAGACTCAAGGCATCAGTCTTTGACTGTCACAGTTTAGAGTTGCCCTGGCTTAACAATGCCAATTCTATCTCTTGTATTCCAGAAGGAAAGTACACCGTCGTGAAGCGTTACAGCAAAAGGTTCAAGCACCACTTTCACATTACAGACGTAGAAGGCAGGACTTGGATCCTCATCCATAAAGGAAATTATTATACAGATATAGAAGGTTGCATACTGGTTGGAGCCGATCTCACAGATATCAATAGAGACGGACTACTAGATGTAACCGATTCTGTAAATACAATGCAAAAGCTCTTGGATATTATGCCAAAAGCTTTTGATCTCAACATCATAAAAAGCACACATGCATAGCTTAGTTAAACTTTTTTGGACTGGTTGTATTTTGATTGCTCTCCTTAGTTGTGGTTCACGCCAAAAGACTGTGGAGAGTTCATCAAATAGGACTGTTACTCGATCTGTTGAAGAAACTTTTCGAGATACCATACTTAAGGTACCAAGACAGCAAACAGAGCTCAGTATTAATGTACGGCAATTGTGTGCAGATTATGAAGGCGCTAAGAAATCCAAGCCCAAAACAACTTCAAAAACTCCTACACCAGACTATAGTGCAAACAATGGAGATGCCTTTGTAAAGGCTAATATTTTGGGTGATTTCTTGCGTATAAATGCGGGATGCGACTCTTTGGCCATTGCTGCCAAAATAAAAGAGACACTCATTAAGGAAACGGACGAGACCGATACCTCAAACTCACAAAACATTAAAAGAGGCGTAAGCACTTTTAGACTGATATACACCAGCGCAGGAGCGTTGGCGATTGGCTTAATCGCTGGTATTATACTAACAAAATTTAAAATCATATAGATGGGACTTCCAAAAATCACCTTTAACGTTGCCGAGAATGGTCTTGCTCTTGCTGGAGCTGGTGTTCAAAAAGTGCCTGGTCTTGTTATTACAGGATCTAGCGTAGCAGATAACATTCAGCTTGGCGAATCAAAACAGATATTCTCTTTGACTGCAGCTGAAGCTTTAGGAATTACTCTAGCAGATAATCCTTTGGCCTATAAGCATATTTCCAACTTCTACAGAGAAGCTGAAGAAGGCGCAGAGCTTTGGCTAATGCTAGTTTCTGACGCTACTACCTACGAGGATATGGCAGACTTGACAATGTCTTATGCTAAGAAATTGATCGAAGATGCAGGCGGTAGAATACGTATTCTAGGCCTCTTAAAAGAAGCACAATCTACTCCCACCATTGTGGATGGAATAGATGAAGATGTAAATCTTGGAGTTGTAAAACTTCAAGCACTTGCAGAGAGCTTTGCCAGCAAATACATGCCTTTTAGGAGTGTTATTTCTGGTAACTCTTTTTCTGGAACTGTTGCAGATCTAAACGATTATACAGAAGCTTCTTTTGATCGTGTGGCGATGTTTATTGCTAATAACGATGGAGCTCGAGAGGCAAGCATCGGTTTGGCTTTGGGCAGAATAGCAGCTATCCCGACTCAGCGAAGTATCGCCAGAGTGAAAGACGGTCCTATTGAAGTTCTGGAGGCTTACCTCACAGATGGTAAGACCATCGAGTCTTATACAGATGCCTGGGATGCTATCCACGACAAAGGCTATATCTTTTTAAGATCCTTCCCTGGTCGTGCGGGTTATTTCTTTACAGATGATCCAACCTTGGTAATTCCTACCAACGATTTCTCGTCATTGGCTAGAGGTATGGTGATGGACGAGGCGGTGATATTGGCCAACAACACATTGACGGAAGAGCTGAGCGATGAAGTGCCAGTGAATGAAGCTGGACAGATCCATCCTGCGATCATCAAATCCATGCAGGGTAAGATCGAGAACGACATTAACCAGAGAATGGTTGCAGAGGGTAAACTAAGTGCTGTAAGAGCATTTATCGACGTTAATCAAAACGTGTTGCAGAGCGACCAGATCATCGTGCAACTTAGCCTACAACCTGTTGGCTATGCGAAAATGATACAGGTTAACATTGGATTCACAACAAACATAAACTAATCATGGCAACATTTTCAAGCAAACAATACGGCTGGGCCGACATGACGATCTCTTACGGTGGTAGAATACTGGAGGGCGTTATGGAGGTGGAATACAAGGAAACCAAAGAAAAGGAATACTTGTACGGCAGAGGGGCAAAACCTCACGCTATCGTCCACGGCAATAAGAATTACGAGGGCAAGATTAAGGTGTGGCAGTCTGAACTCGAGGCCATGACCAAAGATGCTAAAGACAAGGACATCACCAATCTATCCTTCGACATTGTTGTGGCTTACACGCCAAGAGACAACGACGGGCAGATTGTGACGGACATTCTTAAGAATGTAGAGTTCACCGAAGTCACCAAGACAATGGCTCAGGGAGCAACCAATATGGAGGTAGAACTTCCTATTATGTTCCTGGACGTTAAGAGACAAGACTAAGTATTTCTCTGGAGGGCTTCCAAGCTCTCCAGGGAACTTATTATAACCTATAACCCAAATACAACCCAAATACAATGGCTAAAGTAGATCAAAAACAAATCGATGCCTGGAAGAAAAAACACGGCGACATCTTTAAGATAGATTTTGAAGATGGTAAAGAAGTCTTCCTGAAGAAACCAGACCGTAAAGTGTTGTCTCTGGCGATGACTAAAGCACAGACTAATCCTCTGGGCTTTGCTGAAGTTATACTCAATAACTGCTTTCTAGGCGGTGACGCCGATGTGAAGACAGACGATGACTACTTCTTGGGCGCATCTGCACAGCTCGAGAAAGTGATGGAGGTGAAAAGCGCGGAAATAAAAAAGTTATAGAGGACTCTAAAGGCGACTTTGAGTCCAACTATATTGCTTACCACGACACACTACTACAGTATTACCTCGGGATAGATCCACAGGATCTCACCGATGAAGAATGGGGCGAGAAAATCGCCATACTAAACGACATAAGACAAAAAGAGAAAAAAGCTTCAGAATAAATGGCATACAGCTTCGACATATTTATGAAGGATTTTGCAAGCTCCAAGCTTAATAAGGTTGTGGGCTCGCTTAATAGTATGCAGAGAAAAGTTGAGCAAGCCAATAATGCCTCTAAACGGAAATTTAACGAGACAACAACCTCTATTAATAGCTTGCAACAGCGTTTGGAGGTGCTTAACAGGCAAAGAGGGGCGACGACTTCTATCTCACAGATTAAAGATCTTAATAGGAATATAAGAGGAACCCAAAGAGAGCTAACCAAGCTAGATAATTTACCAAAGCCAACTTTTGTTAACCGGCTTAGAAACATTGGCTCACAGATGGGAGGTCTTGTTGGTTTGGCTGGTGGTTTTGCAGTGGCTTTGGCAGGTTGGAATGCTATAAAATCTGTATTCAATAAAGGCGTAGAGCTCGAGCAAATGGAAGTTAAGTTCGAGGTGCTTTTGGGCTCGGTAGAAAAAAGCCAGAAAATGCTAAAAGATCTTAATCAGTACGCCAACTTTACGCCCTACGACAATAAGTCCATCACAAAATCTGCAGAGTTACAGCTAGCCTTTGGAGTTGTCCAAGAGGATATCATGGGCAATATGAGAATGCTAGGCGATGTGGCTATGGGCGATAAAAATAAATTGCAGTCTTTAAATCTTGCCTTTTCACAAATGTCATCAACTGGTAGACTAATGGGTCAGGATCTTTTACAAATGGTGAATGTAGGGTTTAACCCGCTGCAGGTGATTTCTGAAAATACAGGTCTTTCTATGTTTACCCTTAAGAAACAAATGGAAGCAGGTGCTATAAGCTCGGATATGGTTTCTGAAGCTTTTAGACTTGCAACATCTGAAGGAGGTAAGTTTAATGGTATGAGTGATAGAATGGCTGAAACTGCAGGAGGTAAAATGTCAACCTTACTTGGTAAAGCCAGTTTTGTAGTAATGAAAATTGGAAAGCGCCTATCAAATCTTATAGCCCCATTAATAGATGTTGGCATTGCAGTTGTTGAGAATATTATTCCATTTGTAAGGAGTATTCAACGCGTTTACAAATGGATCACAGCCTCCACGCCTTTGCTTATTCTCTTTGGAGGCATCATAGCGGTTATAGCTGCCAATTTTGTTATTGCCAATGCAGTTATCTGGGGCTACAGTATTGCTTTGGGCGCAATAGCATTTGCCACTAAAATAGTTACAATAGCAACGCAAGCCTGGAACTTTGTTTTGAATATGAATCCTATTGGCTTAGTTATTTTAGCTATTACGGCTCTTATCGCTTCTATAGTTTATTTGTGGAATCGTTTTGACTGGTTCCGTGGTATGATCATGGGCGTTTGGGAAGTTATCCAAGGGCTTGGCGATGTGATTAAGGATTACTTAGTCAATCGTTTTGTCGAACTATTGAACGGCGTGACAGGGATAGGAAAAGCCCTGGTCGCATTCTTTAATGGTGATTTTAAAAAGGCCTGGGAAATTGGCAAAAATGCTGCAACAGATCTTATGGGCAATAACTCGGCAGAAGAAGCCTTAAAATCTGGGGCAAAAGCATTTGCAAAATACGGTGAAGGTTATAATAAAGGCATAGAGAGCTTTAAGCCTAAAACTATAGATGCCATAGAAAAAGGCAATCCAGAAGCAGAACGTAAAAAGCAAAAAAGGTCTGCTCTTTTCGATGCTCTTGGAGATCCTACTGCAGAAGGTGATGAAACTGAAGGAAGTGGCTCAGGATCCTCTAAAGCTGACTCAACGATAAGTGGAGGATCTAAGCGAACAAACATAAATATAACCATAGGAAAGCTCCAGGACGATACTAAAATATTTGTAAACGATACCGAGTCTGGTCTCGACCAGCTTGGAGATAAGGTGCAGGAAATACTACTAAGAGCCATTAATTCAGTTAACAATTTACAAACAAGCTAATGTCCACATTCGATATTAAAGAAATAACAGCCCTTGCCTTCAACTACGTTGGAGCAACCTTCCCCACCTTTGCTGGAGATGTAGGTGATTTGGCAGTGTTTCCAAGCTTGAAGGACATCACATTTGAGCTCTTGAGAGGTCGCCAGTATTTCACGACGCTCGAATTTTCTCATAATGGACAGACTTACAAACTGCCCAACGAGCCACTGATCAGTCTCAGCTCCAAAAAGCGGATTGTAGAGACACCAACCGTTGGAAGCAAAAGGAAAGGGACTGTAAACGAATACATCACTACAGAGGACTATAATTTGACCTTTAGGGGTCTTTGCGTGATTCCTGATGCTCCAGATCAATACCCGAGTGATCAAATTGCAGAAGTCATTCGCTTATTTGAAATTAATGAAGCTGTAGAGATTGTCGACAATCGCTTTCTAGAGCTTTTTGGGATAAGGAATGTCATACTAAAAGAATTGTCTTGGGACGAAATGGAAGGACAGCAAGGCGTCCAGAAATACACAATAAGAGCAAAGAGTGAGCAGGATTTTTTTGCTGACCTTGTAGAAGATGAAGAACTAAACAATTTATTGAACTAATGTATAGGCTACATACAGACATACAGATAGGAAACTACAGATTTCAATCCATTACAAGTGTAACGGTTGCAAAGTCTGTGCATTTGCTTTCAGACACCTGTACGATCACTATGCCTAACAAATTCAAAGTAAGAAATGACAACCAGGAGCTCTTCAGTGAGGAAGCTCTTAAGGTTGGCGATACAGTAATAGTAAAGCTTGGTTATACAGATGTTTATGAAGGTGAAGAGTTTCGTGGTTATGTAGCGAAGATAAATCCTAAAGTGCCACTCGAGGTCATCTGTGAAGATGCCTTCTGGCTCTTGAAACGCAAACCAATAAGCAAGGCTTACAATGAGGGGGTAGATCTTAAAACATTGCTAGAGGATCTCCTGTCTGGAACTGGCGTAAGCCTTGCTAGAAACATCCCAGATATACAGCTGGGGAAGTACACCATAAAGAATGCCAATGCTGCGCAGGTTCTTGAGAAGATAAAAAGCGATATGGGCCTCACCATCTACATAGATGATAATAATGATCTGTTTGCAGGCTTAGAACAAACCAACAATGCAGGGCAAGAGGTGCTTTATGATCTCAACTACAATATAGTTGAAAATAACCTAGAATATAGGACTTCTGAAGATCGAAAAATCAAGATAAAATATGTCTTTATAGACAAAAAGAATAAGAAAACAGAACTGGAGTTTGGAGATGAAGATGGCGAGGTAAGAACATATCACACCTCCACAGTTAAAGATCCATCCAAGCTCAAAGAAATGGCAGAGGCGCAGCTTAAGAAGTTAAAATATGACGGCTACGATGGCAACATAAAGAGTTTTCTAGTGCCATTTGCCTCTCGAGGAATGTCTGCCAGACTGGTAGATGAGACCAGACCGTCTCGTGATGGTTTGTACTTTATTCCTAAAGTAGTGACTA